TGTCGGATCACCTGTCGCGGCGGCAGGCTGGCGGACGACCGTCATCCGTCCCATGCGGAGGCATACCTCGACACCGCTGCTGCTGTCCTCGCCTCTCTCGATGCGGTGGGCTGGACGCTGGTTACTGTCCCCGGTCCGGGGGAGTCTGTCGGGTACAGCGGGGAGGGCCGCGCCGACACCCGCCCCCGCTCCGACCTTGCTGCGGCTAGTGATCTGCTCTGCAAGTACATCGACCAAACAGCCGAGCAAGCCGCCACCATCGCCGCCCTCCGCGCCGCGCTGAAACAGATCAGCCTGACGCCGGGGAACCGTCGTCTGGTGGCGAGCATCGCGGAGATCGCCCTCGCCGCCGCGAAGGAGACGCCATGACCGACAACGGACTCGCCGCGCTGGCTGCGGCGATGCACAAGCGACTCGCCATCCACGGTCGGTACACGCCGAAGTGCATCTGCAACTTCGATGCCGCCGCCATCCTCGGTGAGCGCGGGGTGTTCCTGCCGGATGGGCTGGGGCGAGAGTCCTGCGATCCGCCGTGCGGCGACTGCTGCCGCGAGCATCCCCATTGGTCCCACGTCCACAGCGACCAGTTCGGGGCGCGTCCGCCGACCGTGCGCGAGACGCTGGAACGCCTCGGCCTGCCGCAAACGACTGGACGCATCCCTCCCGAGATCGTCCACCCCGCTCCATTCGCAGATGACAACCCGGCGCTGGTGGAGGCCATTCGACAGATCGCGCTGCTCAATGCCGAGATCGCCACCCTCCGCGCCGCACTGGAGCGGGTGGAGGATATTTGCAAGCCGCTGTCCATCGGCATGAACGGGCCACGCTGGATGCAGAACCCGTTGGTCGGAGGAGGTAGCAAGGAGATGATCTGGCGCATCTGCGACGCTGCCCTCGCCGCCGCGAAGGAGACGCCATGACTGACAACGGACTCGCCGCGCTGGCTGCGGCGCTGCCCAACGTCCCCACCGTCAAGGCGCTGACCATTCGCCTCGGGAGGTTCAACGGTGCGTGGTGGGACCGCTTCGCATCTGAAATCCTCGACGCTCTCGACGGCTGGACGCTCCGACCCGCAGACGACGACATCGCTTACGAAGCGGGAGCCGAGGACGGAAACCACCGCGCCGAGGCAGCCGACGCCACCATCGCCACCCTCCGCGCCGCGCTGGATGGGCTGGTGGCGGCGGCTGAGGAGACGGTCCGTTCCGCGATCCTCGTGGAAATCGGACCTGACACCGAGGTCTGGTCCGTCCACTCCACGTCCCTCGCCAGCCTCCGCGCCGCCCTCGCCGCCGTGAAGGAGGCCACGGGATGAGCGATTGCATGATCGTCTACGTCACGAACCGGTCGCTGACCATGACCCCGCCTGGCGAGGTCGTCTACCACCTACCCGCCACCCGCAACTACCGAGAGCGGACGTGGTGCGGCCTGACGCTCTGGAGTGCAGATCAGCGGGATTGGCAGGTCGTCCCCATCCGCCGTGATACCGCTGAGTGCTTCGCCCGCATCTGCGAGAACTGCGAGGTATGGTCGTGAACATCAGGACAGGACGATGACCGACTCCCGCCTTGAGACAGTACCGAGCCCCCGGGAGCTCGTTCGCGCCTATCGGACGCTGCAACGTCTCTCGTACGCCACTTGGGACCTCCACGTTCGCGACATCGCAGGGATGCCGGCGTGGGACGGCCTCATCGAGGGAAGGCGGATGGTGGCCGTTACCACTGCGGCTCTGGGCCAAGTTCTCGATCCTGCCTACGCCGCCGCATGGGAGAGGATGCTGGATGGGTAGACAGTTTCGTCTCCGCCTGTCCCTCGTTGACGGCCCCGAACTGCGCTGCCCTCATTGCGGCGAGTGGTGGCCGATCACGACCGAGTTCTGGGCGCGTAACGAGTGGCACATGTGCATGACGTGCAAGCGGGAGCGCTCGAAGCTGTATGCCCGCCTGCGCCAGCGTGACGCTGAATACCGAGCCAGGAACGCCGACAGGTCACGGCGTTACCGGGCCTGGCTCAAGGAACACGCCCCGGGCTACGTCGCCGCCTACGAGAGGGATCGGAAGGCTCGCAATCGAGAGAGAGCTGCCCAGCGCAGAGAAGAAGCAAGGAAACTGAAGGAGATCGCATGAGAGAGATGACGACGGCCGAGTTCGCGAAGGCCAACCTTGCCGCACTCGAGGAGCCGGTCAAGATCCGGCGCTACACCAAGGCCGTGGGCACCTACTACCCCGAGGGCTACATCGCGGCCCTGCCGGGCGAGGTGGCTACCGTTCAGGTCACTCTCGATGACCCGGTCCAGACCCTCAAGGCTCATCTTGACGAGATCGAGGACCTCGAAGCGGAAGTGAAGCGCCTGAAGAAGGAACTGGCGGCTCGTCCGCCGGTCGGAGCCGAGTTCATGGGCCAGGAGCGCCGCACGGTGCCCACGCACCCCATGAAGGACGTCTTTTCGGACCTTGCCAAGCAAGATCGCGAGTTCTTCGAGCGCAAGCTCGGAAAGCCGGGGAAGACGAAGTAGGATGGCGAAAACTGCCATTGGGAGGTCAACCGTGAAGTACCACGTCGTCCTGTCGGAGCCCAAGGAGCGCGTGACCCGCGACGAGATCAACGAGCTCATCATCGGAGAGATGGGCCTCGAGGACGAGGGCATCATCTTGTTTGACGGCATGGACGAAGCGTTCATGGGCATCGCGGAGCGCTTCGAGCCGGTCGCGGAGAGGATCGTTCACGACGACGGCGGGATCATCATCAATGAGGTCGGCGGGACCCATCGCTACTTCGCCGTCTACAGCTATGCCAAGATGGTCGCCATCATGACGTCGGACGGGGATCTCACCGACGAAGACGCCCAGGAGTACCTGGAGTTCAACACCGTGGGCCTCTACGCGGGCCCGAACACCCCCGCGATCATGCGGGACTGGTAGGAGGTCAACATGACATCGCCCCTGCGAGCTCCAGAGCCCCATCATCCCGACCAGGCGGTCATGTTTCCGAGCCCGGTGGACACCACGTTCGCGGCGACTCCTGGCGAGGCCATGGCCGTCTCGATCACCATCCGTCTTCACCGCGCCCCGCGCCAGAAGTGCCTGGCTTGCCAGAAGCGCCGGGTCTGCTTCTACGTTGGCCTGGGCGACGCGATCACGTCGCCTCCCATGTGCGCCAAGTGCTCAGGGATCCGATGATCGGCCTCTTCCCGTCTGGCGAGCCCCTGCGGGTCTCGATCACCGCAGATTGGGTCGGATCGCGCAACGGAGCCCTGATCGGCTTCACGATCCACGAAGGTGAGCTTCTCGGGCTGATCGTGGACGAGAAGGGCAACGTCGTGCGCGTTGGGAGGTCTGAGTTCACGGTCGATTGGCGCTACGATGTCGAAACTGACCGCTGGATGGATGTGAACGACCGGCAAACTGACCAGGACCTCTAGCAAAGGGACTGGCAGACGCTGTAGGGTTCGTGGTACAACTGCATAGGGTCTCTTGGTAGCCGCTCCGCGCCTCTCCTGGTTGACCTCCGGGCAGCGTAGAGCAGTAGCCGACCCCGAATGGACGGGTCGCCCCTCGTGGGCGGCCCGTCCTCTTTTTCACGTTGAGGAGTTGCGATGTCCTCCATTGCTTGGGTCCTGCTCGCCTCGTGGCATGTCCTCAAGTTCGATGACCCGAGAAGCACCGCATGCGGCCTGGAGGTTGGAGACGAGGACGAAGTCCTCGAGAGCCTCCCGCCCGGCTTCTGGCAGGAGAGATCCTGCGAGAACTGCTTCCGCAAGGTCATGTCCGCCAAGATGATCTGGGAGGCGACGCCAACCTCGTGAGCCGCTACGTCATCGCCAGGTTCAGCTTCGACGCGACCCACGCCGAGCCTCTCGAGTCCCAGCATCTTCATGGTCACCACTTCATCGTGGAGGTGACCGAGCAGACCGAGGTGACCACGCAAGTGGTCAGGAACCTAGAGGCGATCTGCTCCGAGCTACACCTCCACCAGCTCAGCGACATGCTCGTGGGCGGATCCCAGACAGGCCAAGGGATCGCTTCCTGGATCATGGAGCGTCTGCTCATCAACCATCCCAAGATCACCCGCCTCGAGCTCTGGTGGGACCCGGACTTCCGGTATGGGATCACGAGGGACATCAGATGAACCGAAAGTTCGACTGGACCGCGATCGAGCAGCAGTACATCACAGGCGAGATGAGCCTGCGCGAGCTCGCCCGTCTGAACGGCATCTCCAACCACTCCCTGGTCATGGGCCAGTCCACACGTCATGACTGGAACCAGAAGCGACTCGACTTCCGCTCCCAGCGGAACGAGAAGGCAATCAGCTACCTGGCCGACGACGAGGCCAAGCGGATCGCCCGCGAGGTCAAGGTGCGCGACAACGCCATCGACCTCATCGACGAGGCGATCACGAAGATGCGAGCCCAGCTCCACGAGACACGCGACGTCTTCCGCCACGACGAGTGGATCACGGAGCCGCTCATCGTGGTCAAGCCAGCCGACGTGGCGCTCCTGATCGACCGCCTGAACGTCCTCTTCGGACGGCCGTCCAGCATCACGGAGGAGCGAAGCCTTGGTATCAGTCTTTCCGCCGGAGGAACCCTGGGACCCGAAGTCCTCAGAGGGATTGTCGAAGCAACTCGGGGGCTTGGATCCGCAGACGCTCAACGCTCTCCGATCCCACGCATTGGTGGAGCTGGCGAGAACTGACGGTCCGGAGGCGGTTTTCGCCTACGGCGAGCTCGTCTTCGGATACGTCCCGGCCATCCACCACCGGGAGATGGTGACCGAGACCCTGACGGCGATCTACGCCCGCGAGAACGAGGTCTACCTCCTTCCCCGGGGCGGAGCCAAGACGACCTGGGACAACACGATCCTGTGCGCCTGGCTGGTCGGGAAGTTCCCAGACATCCGCATCGGGATGGTCAGCAACACGGACACCCAGGCCAAGGACTTTTCCAGAGCGATCAAGTACACCGTCGAGCAGAACGCCGCGCACCGACTGGTTTTCCCCGAGAGCAAGCCCTCCTCGGCCAAGTGGACTGACAAGGAGTGGCTCTGCGCCGGCAGCCGCTGGCTGGGGAGCAAGGACGTCACCCTCTTCGCCGTCGGTGTGGGCGGCGCGATCATCTCCAAGCGTTTCGATCTGATCCTGATGGACGACATCCTCGACGAGGAGAACACCCAGTCGGTCGATCAGCGCGAAGCGGTCGAGGTCTGGTTCAAGAAGACCCTCAAGCCCTGTCTGGCCCCCGACGGCGTCGTTGTCGTCATCGGGACACGATGGGGCGAGGAAGACCTCTACGAGCAGTTCATGAAGCCGACCTACGACGGCGGCTTCGGATGGAAGAGCCATGTCGTCGCAGCCCTGACCGAGGACGAGAGCGGGCGGCTCGTCTCGTACTGGCCTGAATACTGGTCTGTGGACCGGCTCCTCAAGGAGAAGGAGGAGATGGGCTCGGCCCTCTTCGCCTGCTCCTACCAGAACGACATCAGCGGCCTGCTCGAGGGCAACATCTTCCACGGACCGTTCTCTCATTTCGATGTCCTTCCAGAGGGCAAGTTCACCCTCCGCATGGGTGTGGACCTCGCATCGTCGATCAAGGAGCGGGCCGACTACACCGCCCGCTGCACCACGGCCGAAAACCTCGAGACGGGCGACTTCTACGTCCTCTCGGCCTACCGCGACAAGCGTGAGAGCCACCACGCAGACTTCGTCTACGACGGCTGGATGGCCTACCCGAACATCGGACTGGTCATCGTGGAGAGCCAGCAGTTCCAGTCCACTCTGATCCAGGAGGTCATGGCGACCTACCCCAGGATCCCCATCGAGGGCAAGAAGGCGGACGTGGACAAGGTAACCCGGGCCCGTGCTGTCGCCGCGAAGTACGAAGCCCACAAGGTCTTCCACCACACGTCCCTGCGCGGAACAGCCTTCGAGGTCGAGCTCTTGTCCTTTCCCAAGGGCCATGACGACTTCTGCGACGCCCTGGGGTATTCGATGGACATGGGTGGGGACACCTTCTTCTTTGGAAGCCTGAAACGCTGAGGTGATGATGAGCGAGCAGATGCCCGAGCGGGCGTGGACCGAATACGAGTTCAGAGACGGGAAGCGCCTCGTGCCCGACTACATCGCGGCACTGCTCTTTGGCATCGAGACGCACCGTCTCACCTACGAAGAGGCCATCGCGGCAGCGAACGCCAAGGCCGAGACCGACTTCCTCAACGCCCAGCAGGACCGAGTTCTTGCGGCGCACTTCAAGGAGCCGCGCTGATGGGCGTCATCACAGACATCCTGACCCGGTCGTACCGGACCAGCCCCAAGAACCTACCCCCGGGTAGCGCGAACCTGATCTTCCAGGAGCGCGGGAAGGTCGGGAAGTCGAGCTCTGCCCTGTTCCGCAACTGGGCCGAGCACTCGGAGTGGATCCGGGCTGCGATCAACGTCCGCAAGGCCCAGGTCTCCTCGGCCGAGTGGGACATCGTCCCGTTCGACCAGACCAAGACCTTCAACGAGGGCAAGCAGGCCGAGATCAGGGACCTGTTCACGAGGCCGAACCTGGCAGTCGAGTCCTTCCGATCGTGGGTCGAGCCGATCATCGAGGACATCCTCGTCCTCGACGCCGGCTCAGTCGAGAAGGAGCGCACCCTCGGAGGGGGCATCGCCTACCTCCACGCCGTGGACGGGGCGAAGATCAAGGTCAACGCCCTCTGGGACGGGGACCCGGACGAGACCCGCTACTGGTGGGTGCCGGCACCGACCTACGAGGTCCCGTTCAAGAACGAGGACCTCGTCTACATCATGGCGAACCCACGGACCTACTCGGTGGTTGGGCTGTCCCCGCTCGAGACCCTGAAGATGACCGTAGACGCGGAGCTCAACGGTTCCAGCTACAACACGCGCCAGGTGACGAACGCAGCCCCGGACGGGATGCTGGACCTTGGCGAGGGAGCCCGGCCGGAACAGGTCGAGGGCTTCAAGTCGTACTGGACCTACGAGGTGGCCGGCAGGGGCGCGATGGCGTTCCTCGGTGGCACCAAGGGCGCGAAGTTCATCCCGTTCCGTGGCTCGAACCGGGAGATGCAGTACCGCGAGTGGCTCGACTACCTCGTGCGGAAGATCTGCGCCGTCTACCTGATCTCACCGCAGGACATCGGCCTCTCGTTCAACATCAACCGCTCCGAGGGAGAGATCCAGCAGGAGCTCACCCAGGATCAGGGGCTGCGACCGTTGCTCGCCCTCGTCCAGGACTACTTCACTCGGGAGATCGTCTGGGATGCCTCGTATGGGGGCACCGAGAACAACCTCGCCTTCCGCTTCACCCGTCTGAATATCAAGGAGTCCATGTCTAAGGCCAACATCAACAAGTTGGCGCTCGCGGGCATGCCTTACAAGACGGTGAACGAGGCGCGGCAGGACGAAGG